CGCGCCATTTCTTCGCGGGTCTTGTTTAGCAGGATATTGAGTCGCTGCATCTCGTCTACAGCGCTTTTCAATACCCAGCCGATCAGCCCCAATCCGGCAGTAAGAGCCGCCGTCCAAAGCATTTCGGTTTCCATTATGCCGCTTCCTGTTCTGTCCACGTCTCCGCGCTGACAGTTTGCTCTGTCCATGTTTCCGCGCCGACCGGCTCGACTTGCCACTTGAACCGCGCTTTGCCGACAATCGCCGCGCCGGTTACTATATCATCCAGCGTGATGCTGTGGATCTGAGTGATGCTTGGAGCGCCAACTGTTGAAGCGCCAGTGTTTATATCGTCAGCTGTGAGAACGTGAAAGATGGTTGCGGTTGCATCTTCAACCGTTGCTGCGGCAGTTGTAATATCCGTCGATGTTAGCGCGACATTCTCAGTTGCAGTTGACGTATCAATAGAAACGGCAACATCAATTTCGCTTAGGCTAATGTCATGGACTTCAGTAATAATGCTAGGATCAACAGCAACACCAACATTAACTTCTTCTAAAGTTGAATTATGAACCTGTGAAATAGAAGAATTATCTACAGAAGATGCACAAGAAATATTATTAAATGTAAAAAAATGATTTTCAGATAGAGTTGCTACATCAACAGAAACTGCATCAACAGTAACATCACGATAAGCAGGGTAAATAAAGTTACCCATCGCATTGCCGTGAACAGTGCAATAATATTTAAGAGTGCTGGGCGCATCAAGCGGCACAGCAAATGTAACCGTAGCACCTGAATTACCTTCAGTGCCAAAAGTCGTTACACCACTAGTATATGAAGCGTCTGACGCGTCTCTAAATCTAAATGGATGACCGCTATTGCTTGCATGGGAAACATCAAACACATAAGTAGTGCCGCGCTGAAGCATCCAAGGTAAATTAGCTTCAGATAAAACCGGCTTATAATCACCATCAAGATGTGCAGGGCCAAGATAGAATACATTAGATCCATCTTGGTCCAATACCGTCACAATCCAATTTTCTACAATTGGATGTAAAGGATCATTCTCAAAGCAAGCGGCTGTATCAACAGTAGTTGAAACAGATATGTCAGTTGCTGTTAGCGCGTGAGGATCAGTAGCAACAATCGTTGCGTCATCAACAGTAACCGAAACATTTATAGGATCTAACGCGTATATTATTGTTTCTGTAAGCGTAGATGTATCAACAGATGCAGAACAGTTAATTTCTTCAAGCTGATAAGAAACAGCACCAGCGCCAGCAACATAAGTTAAACTGGCTATACTTGTGTTTTTACCAAAAGAATAATTACTAACCTCTAAGAGATTTGGATGCTCTAGAAATCTTTCTGCATTATCCATTAGTCATCTGTTGCATCTGGAAATTCTATTTTTGCCGCTGCATAGCATTGGGCAATAACATCATCCGATGAACTCCAATTAGGGATTATTGCGCGCATAGAAAAAGACGCGTAAGACTTTGAGTAATCCGAGGCAGCATTCTTTGATGGATAAAACATAAGCTCATAAATCATTTCATTTTTATTAACTATGTTTATATTTTCAATACGCACATACTGATCAGAAAAATTCTGATTAGCCTCAGGATTTACATAGTCAATTATTAAAGCCATTAGCTTATCTCCACATCATCAATCCAATAATTCTGATTACTGCCGTTCCATATTGCTTTAAATATAAACCTAGCAAATCCATCTTCAGCCGCAGAAAAAGTTACAGAAACAGCTTCCCACGCATTGTAAGCAGAAGATGTAAAATTTGTTTTAGATACAAAAGTTTCATCAGAATTAAACACATCAAGCCAAGCATCGCCTGTAGCCATTCCGCTGCGATCCGTTCTTAAATAACCTGTAAACGTGTAAGACGTTCCACTTAGCACTGGAACATATAAAGGGTACATCGAATGTGTTCTGTAGCGCTGAGTTGTAGGGCCAAGAACATGATACGAAGGGCTGTAATTGTCTAGCTTCCACTTTAAACTTTTGCCAGTAGTTCTTACAGTTCCAGTATCAGGCGTAAGGTAAGGCCAATATCTGCATTGCCTACCATATGCAGTTTGTAAAGATGACGCTTGAGGCGTCATCATAATAAGTCCATCAGTAAACTTATATATTGTGCTGTGGGCAGAATTGTTAGTGGGAAATCTATAATCAGAACTTAATGTTGCTGGCTGAGCTATAGGTATGTCAACAACATATGGCTGAGACAAAGATGATATACTTGGCGTATAAATATAAGTTTTCAGACCGCTTGTTTGATAATTATACGCATAAGGACGAATACTAGCATTCGTTGCAGTAAAACCAGTAGGCAATGGAAATAGACTTGTTGGAGCAATTTTATGCCCACTTGGTTTATACAAGGAATAAGAGCTGCCTTCCTCTAAAGTGCCATGCCAATTAACATTTGTATTATTATTTAAACTTGCGTCTTCAATTTTAAAATTAGTATATGTAATAGAAACTGTACCGGTGATATTCCAAGCCAAATAAAGTTCTTGCAAACCGCCTGAAGAGCTATTGTGATAAACTGGTCCTAGATCAATGGTAACATTATGAAAGTTAGCAAAACAAAATAACTTTGTAGGGGACCGATAAGCCCACACCTGACCAATAGTTACATCTAAATTATTACCTCTACCATTGGGGTAATATGTTCTTTCACCACCTACTGGACTGTGCTGAAAGCTATAAATATAATCAAAGTTTGCTGTTAATGTTTTCTTTGTTGTTTCAAAAGAACTATTTGTTCTGTTCTCCGTATCAGATTGAAAAGCTGTACGAAATAAAGCATGCGGATTGTAGCTTATAAGGTGAGTAATATCGACGGTTATATTTTCATCTGGCGCAAAAAGATATGTAGTTGCATAAATACTTCCACCATTAAAAATCTGTCTTAACTTTAAAGTTCTTAAACATAGTCCGTAGGGCGTCATCCCCGCTGAACTGCTCGTTGAATTGTGCGATAATATTACTGTATTTAAGCAATCAATTTCCGTATAATCTTCCGTTGATTGAGTGGGATATAAAGTGCCGTTAGCCCCATAATTGCTAGTAGTTCCACCACTGCTCAAATAAAGATTATTGTTTTGTGAGGTAGACTGTGGGTTTAAAATGCTAACCGCTGTTCCATCTGTCACTTGAGTAGTTTCAGATGTCCAACCGTCAGTTGTTGGCGCATAAGCATTTCCATTACCTGATCCAACATAAACGTTTGAGCTAGTTGATGTACCTGTAAAAATACTCATATCAACTTTTTGGACTGTAATATTAGTGCCGTTTCTAACTGGAACAGGTATGTAATTATTGTTACCGCTAGTTAAAACAGCCCCAGAAACACTAGATGTTATCTTCCAAAATGTTCCGTAATCAGGGAAGTACAAAACATCATACTGATTGTATGTTAAGTTTTGAGTTCCCTGAACAGTCAGCTGAGACCTATAAGTGTTTGTAATATGAACGGTGTCAGTTCCAGCCTCTAAAATACTAGAAATTGTTTTGGCCTTCGTGCGGCAAACATCGCCATCAGACCAACTACCTGACTCATTCCAGCCATACGGATCAGCGTATGTACCAGCCGCACTGCTACTTACAATAAATAGGTCACGCCACTTAATAGCCATAATTTATCCTAGCTTGGGTCAGCCAATTCAATATCAACAGCAGTTAAACTAAATGTATTACCAGACGTTACTGATTGGCTTGAAGACAGCGCACCAGTAATTAACAAGCGACTGTTTGTTACATCTGTTACAGCATAGTGGGTAGCGGTTCCCGTTGATGTTACAGATCCACCTGAAATAGCTGGGACAGTAATCTTTCGCCCAGAAGTGTCGCCGTTAGCGGGTCCAGTAAGCGTAACACTTGTTTTATTGCCAAGTGATGCTGATGAAGTTGCAGCTGAATATGTGGTTGGCTCAGAAGAGCAAATATCAACTCTATCAGCCTCTGATACAACAGTGGTTAAACCATTGTCGTAAACTCTATCGTTTAACGTTGCCATTTAGTAACTCCTAGCTTTCATCTTTAATCCAACGCCGCCATACTTTGCGCTTTCACTGTCTGAATTTATACCACTAATGGCGTTACTCAGCAATGACGCCCAAACCTGTATGCGGCTATCGTCTGCAAGGTAAGGCGCGCTGTGAACCAATGCGCCATATAGATACGCATCGGGGTAATAAGTCAAAAGCCAATTAGTGGCGTTGCTGTCGCTTAACGCGGTTGGCCTTCCATAATAGACCATTTCAAGCGTTAGCGTGTCAGAGTTTGGATTCGGGTACACCTCTATTGAGCCGTCGGTGATCGCGTAAAAACGCGGCGTGCCGCTGGTGTTTTGGCCAAGCTGGCGCTGCTCCATCATCTGCGACTGACTAATCGGCTCCAAGCGGCTGGTATTGCCGCTCAACATGCTTAGCCTGATCGGCTCCAAGAAGTCAGCCGGCGGAGATGTGTACTGGCTATCAATAACAGCGGTAGAGCGCTTTTCCATACGCCAGTGCCGTATCTTGCGGTTGAAGTCAGCCTCGGCCAGCGAAATAAAAGTCGGAATGGCGCTCGTCAAATCGGTGCGGTTTAAGAAGTCCGCCACGCTCGTTTTAAGCTCCGCATATGTTGTCAGTGCCATCTGCTATCCTTAAAGCGTTCCGGCTCTTGTCCGAAAAACGCGGTTATCTCTGTCGTTCAGCCATTTCTTCAGACGCTTAGGGTC